GATTCAGAAAAAAATAAATGCACAACAATCGTTTGATGTAGCTATGGATGATCCATTAGCTGAAGGAAGAATGGAAAGACCGGTAGTGACTCCTCAAGAACAAATGTATTTAGAAGAACAAAAGAAAATTGTTCAACAAAAAGTAGAAGAAGAAAATAGAGCTAGAGCTGAAGGCAGAGCAGGACTTGTTAATTTTGCTAAACAAAAATTTTATGAAGCTACAGGAACACCTTATCATATTGGTTTTGCAAATGGGGGTAGAGTACAACTTTCTGAAGGTGGTAAGCCAAAAAATATAGGTCGAAGAAAATTTTTAAAACTTGTTGGTCAAGGTGGAACTGTATTAGCTGCACTACCTTTCCTAGGTAAGTTTATTAAACCGGCAACTAAAGCAGCGCCTGAAGTATTAGAAACAATATCAAGATCAGCAGAACAAATGCCAGACTATTTAATTAATTTAGTTAATAAAATTAAAATGATGGGTACATCAAAAGTTATTGGAAAAATGGATAGTCCAGATGAATTTATTAGATATGATTTAGGAGACTATGAACTTCATGAAGGAGCAGGTGGATATAGATTAAAAAAAGTTAGAGACCGAGGAGAGTATGGTTATGAAGAATTTGAAATGCAAGTTAAACAAGACCCTGAAACAGATTTTGTAGAATATGAAGAAGTATCAGTAAGACCAGATCAAGATGGAAAATTAAAAGATGTTGATTTTGGTATTGATGATGATGTACATGCAGAAATGAAAAAGTTTGCTGATGAAGACTAATACACCTTATAAACATGGAAAAAAATCTGGGCCACCACCAAAAAAAGGACCACAGTCACAAGGCTTGAATTTACAATATAATACTGTTAGAACAGTAAAACTGGAGAAAATAAATAATGGCAGACGTAGATAAAGCGCTTCCAAATGTGGAACAAGAAATCAATGTACCTTCTGATGTTGAAATTGAGGAAGCTCAATTAGAAAAACAAGAAGAGTTAGCAGAACAAGGTGAACCTGTAGAAATACAGGAAAACGAAGATGGATCTGTAGATATTAATTATGACCCTGCTATTGCTTCTGTTGAAGGAGCAGAAAATCATTATGATAATTTAGCAGAACATTTACCTGACGATGTACTTGGAAGACTATCTTCTGATTTATTTCAAAATTACCAGGACTATAAAAATTCTAGAAAAGATTGGGAAACCTCTTACAGACAAGGCTTAGATCTGTTAGGATTCAAATATGAAAACAGGTCGGAACCTTTCGCCGGTGCTTCGGGTGCCACTCATCCGGTGCTTGCTGAAGCTGTTACTCAGTTTCAGGCGTTGGCTTATAAAGAATTGTTACCTGCCGATGGACCAGTAAGAACTCAAATCTTAGGTATACCTTCTCCTGAAAAAACTCAACAAGCTTCACGAGTCAAAGATTTTATGAATTATCAACTCATGGATCAAATGAAAGAGTATGAACCTGAGTTTGATCAAATGTTATTTTATTTACCTTTGGCAGGTTCTTCATTTAAAAAAATCTATTATGATGAAGTTATGCAGAGAGCGGTATCAAAATTTGTACCGGCTGATGATTTGATTGTTCCGTACACAGCTACCTCATTAGATGATGCGGAAGCAATCATTCACAGAATTAAGATGTCTGAAAATGAATTAAGAAAACAACAAGTAGCAGGTTTTTATAGAGATGTAGATATTCAACCAGGACAACTTAATGAAGATGATGTTGAGAAAAAAGAACATGAATTAGAAGGTAGAACTAAATCTGCAAAAGAAGAAGATGTATTTAATTTATTAGAATGTCATGTTAATTTAGATTTAGAAGGTTATGAAGATGTTGGACCAGATGGTGAACCAACAGGAATCAAACTACCTTACATTGTAACCTTAGAAGAAAATTCTAGAGAGATTTTATCTATAAAAAGAAACTATGAAATAAATGATCCTAAAAGATCAAAAGTACAATACTTTGTACATTTTAAATTTTTACCAGGCCTTGGTTTTTACGGTTTTGGTTTAATACACATGATTGGTGGTTTATCGAGAACTGCTACATCTGCCCTAAGACAATTACTTGATGCAGGTACATTATCAAACTTACCTGCTGGATTTAAGCAACGAGGAATCAGAATTAGAGATGACGCACAGGCTATACAACCTGGTGAATTTAGAGACGTAGATGCACCAGGAGGAAACATCAGAGATTCATTTATGATGCTTCCGTTTAAAGAGCCAAGTCAAACTCTATTACAGCTTATGGGTGTAGTTGTTTCTGCAGGACAAAGATTTGCTTCAATAGCAGACCTGCAAGTAGGGGATGGGAATCAGCAAGCCGCGGTGGGCACTACAGTCGCGTTGCTAGAAAGAGGAAGCAGAACCATGTCTGCAATTCATAAAAGAATTTATGCTTCTTTAAAAAATGAATTTAAATTATTAGCAAGAGTTTTTAAATTATATCTACCACAAGAATATCCATATGATGTCGTTGGGGGTCAAAAAAGTATTAAACAAACTGATTTTGATGATCGAGTAGATATATTGCCAGTTGCTGACCCTAACATTTTCTCACAAACACAGCGTATTTCACTTGCGCAAACAGAACTCCAACTGGCACAATCTAATCCTCAAATACACAACATGTACAATGCATATAGACATATGTATGAAGCATTAGGTGTAAAAGATATTGATCAAATTTTAATTCGACCACAACCCCCACAACCAAAGGACCCTGCATTAGAACATATTGATTCTCTTGCAGGGAAACCATTCCAAGCGTTTCCAGGTCAAGACCACAGAGCACACATTACTGCTCATTTAAATTTTATGGCAACTAACATGGCTAGAAATAATCCTGTCATTATGGCTGCATTAGAAAAAAATTGTTTTGAACATATTTCTTTGATGGCTCAAGAACAAGTTGAAGTAGAATTTAAAACTGAAATTCAACAATTGATGGCAATGCAACAAAATCCACAAGCAATGCAAGATCCACAAATGCAACTTCAAGTTAGAATGATATCTGAAAAGATAGAATCTAGAAAAGCAACTTTAATTGCAGAGATGATGGAAGAATTTATGAAGGAAGAAAAAGAAATTACTTCACAATTTGATAATGATCCTATTGCAAAACTTAGAGCAAGAGAACTTGATCTAAGAGCACAAGAAAATTATAGAAAAGAACAAGAATCTAAGGAGAGATTAAACTTAGATAAGATGAAATCTATGATGAATCAAACGACTGACCAACAAAAGTTAGATCAAAATGAAGAATTAGCAAATTTAAGAGCTGATACTTCTATTCAAAAAACAATTTTACAACATGAACTTAAAAATAAAGACGGTATGTAATGAAAAAAACGTCAAAATCTCAGAAAAAAATAAAAAAAGTAATGAAAGAATTTAAAAAAGGTGAACTTAACATCGGAAAAAGCAAAAAGAAGGTAAAAAGTAAGAAACAAGCAATTGCAATTGCACTTTCTGAAGCTGGAAAGAGTAAAAAAAGATGATACCTTGGGGATTATTAGGTCAAGGACTTAAAGCAGGTCTTGCAATTTACAAAAATAAGAAGCAAGCAGAGGTCGCAATGTCTGAAGCGGCTATTGTCCATGCTGAAAAGATGAAAAAAGGTGAAATTGAGTATCAAGGTAAAGCTTTAGATGCTCAAAAAGGCGACTGGAAGGACGAATTTATTTTATTAACGCTTTCATCGCCTCTATTTTTACTTGCGTACAGCGTTTTTGCAGAAGATGAAGATATTAGTGTTAAACTTGACTTATATTTTGAAAAATTACAGAATATGCCTTGGTGGCTAATTTCATTATGGGTCGCTGTTGTGGGAGCTGTTTACGGAATTAAGGCTACTGAACTAAAACAATTTGGAGGTAAAAAATGATAAAGAAAATTTACAATAAAGTTTGTTATTTTGTGTGTAAAATGTTAAAAATTACACCATGCATTTGTAAACACGAATGTGGATGTAAAAAGGAGTTCAAAAATGAAAAATAAAAAAAAATCTTTTCCTGATTTAAACAAAGATGGAAAAATAACTAAAGCAGACATCTTAAAAGGAAGAGGTGTATTTGCTGAAGGTGGACCTGTTGAAGTTAAAGCAGATAATACTATTGATGAAGTAGGAAATCCAAAAGGTAAAAAGAAATCTATCCAAATACAAGGATGGGGAAAAGCGAGACACTAATGCCAGGATTTAGAAATATGATGAAAAAAAGAATGATGAGAAAAGCTGGAGGAATGGCTTCAATGACTCCAGCGCAAAAACAAAAAGCAATGGAAACTTTAAAAAAATATAAAGGTGAAACTAAAAAACCTATTCAAAAAAGAACTATGGGACCTACACAAGGCACTCCAATGTCAAGAACAAAAAAAGTTATAGGCGGAGCTGTTAGAATAGGATCAGCAGTATCTAAATATTTAAAAAATAATCCTGATAAAGTTAAAAAAATAATGCAATCAGATTTACCTAAAAAAACAAAAGATCTTTTAGGTAAAATGAAACAAGCATATAAGAAGAAAAAATAATGGCTAAACTTTGTGCAAAAGGTAAAGCTGCTGCAAAAAGAAAATTCAAAGTGTATCCATCTGCATATGCTAACATGTATGCTTCTGGAGTTTGCTCTGGTAAAATAACTCCAGGTGGCAAAAGACAAAAGAAAGCTGAGGGTGGTTTGATTGATAATAAAAACAAAAAGAAAAAAGAAACAGAAAAAAAAGAAACAGCTGTAGGAAAAGCTAAAAAAATTTTAACACTTAAACAAAAAAGATTAGAAGACCTTAGAAAAGAATTAGGTATGAAAAAAGGTGGCATCGTAACCGGTTGCGGTAAAGTAATGTCGAATAGAAGAAAAAAAACTAAATATATTTAATATGGGTTTACGAAAGTGGGTAGCAGAGAAATGGGTAGACATTGGAGCTCCGAAGAAGGATGGCAAATATCAGCCGTGCGGAAGATCAAAGGGGAGCAAAAGAAAATATCCAAAGTGTGTCCCTCTTGCAAAGGCCCGAAGCATGAGTGCTGGACAAAAGACTTCTGCAGTAAAACGAAAACGTGCAGCGTCCAACACTGGCCCTAAACCAACTAACGTAAAAACAATTGTTAAAAGAACTAAAAAAGCTGACGGTGGTTACATTGGAAGTTTCATTGACTTGAATGTTGATGGAAAAACATATAGTAATCCATCATATAAAAAATATTACAGGGGAATGTTATAATGGCAAAGTCACCTGCTTGGCAAAGAAAAGAAGGAAAGTCTGCATCAGGCGGACTAAATAAAAAAGGAGTTGCATCTTATAGAAGAGCAAACCCTGGTTCAAAGTTAAAAACAGCTGTAACAACTAAACCTTCAAAATTAAAGAAAGGTTCTAAGGCTGCTAATCGTAGAAAATCGTTCTGCGCTCGTATGAAAGGCATGAAGAAAAGATTAACTTCAGCAAAAACCGCGCGCGACCCAGATTCTAGGATTAACAAAAGTCTTAGAAAATGGAATTGCTAGTGGACTTTGAAACTTTTATCTCTAAATTAAGAAAACAAATAAGAAATTCTTATCACAACATAGGTGAAACTATGTTAGCTGGTGGAGTAACAGATATTGAAAAATATAAATATCTGCTAGGACAGGCACATGCCTTACAATTAATAGATCAGGAAATATCAAACCTGCTAAATCCAAAGGAGGATAAAAAAAATGATACTGAAGGAACAAACGTCATTAAATTCGGACAAAGAAGTCCCGAAGACGAGACTCGCTCTTGATGAAAAATATCAAGAAGAAAATAAAAAAGAAAAAGAAAAAGAGTCTTTAGAAAAATCAAAAAGAGTTGATGAAACTAATATTGGTGACATCAAAGAAGAATTACCTACACCATCAGGATGGAGACTTTTAGTTTTACCTTTTACACCAAAAGAAAAAACTAAGGGAGGTATTTTAATTGCACAAGAAACTTTAGATAAATATAGAATCGCAGTTAATTGTGGTTATGTAATTAAAATGGGTCCATTGGCTTACAAGGATACAGAAAAATTTCCAACTGGGCCATGGTGTAAAGAAAAAGATTGGGTGATATTTGCAAGATATGCAGGATCACGTTTACCAATAGAAGGCGGAGAAGTCCGTATTCTTAACGACGACGAGGTTTTGGGAACAATTAAAAATCCAGAATCTGTGTTGCACTACATATAAACATAGGAGGAAACTATGCAAGAACAAGAAAACAAACAAGAAACTCCGATGGTTGATATAGACACTTCAGGTCCAGAGCAAGAAGTTGAATTAAATGATGATGCTCAAACTGAAGAACAAGTAGAAACTAAGGAACAAGAAACTAGCCCCGAGCCACAAGCTGCTAGCACCGAAGAAGCAAGCGACGAGAAGCAAGAGGCTAATGAAGAGAAAGATACGAAAGATTTAGAATTAGAAAACTACAGTAAAGATGTTCAAAGAAGAATAGCAAAACTAACAGGTAAATGGAGAGAAGCTCAAAGACAAAGAGATGAAGCCATTGAATTTGCTAGAGTTCAAAAAGCTCAAAGAGAAGAGTATATGAAAAAATATTCTTCAATTGAACAAGCTGGAGTAAAAGATAGAGAAGAGCGAATCAAATCTGGTTTAATTGCAGCTCAAACAAAATTAGCTACAGCTAGAGCTAATGATGATGTTGCAGCAGAAGTTGAAGCTCAAAAAGAAATTGCAAGACTTGGTTATGAAGAAGCAAGATTGCAAGAAGCTAAAACGGTAGCAGAAACAGCACCAAAAGCTGAGAAAAAAGTAGATGAAATACCTACTTTTAATCAACAGCAACAACCACAACAACAAGTTGATCCTAAGGCAGAGTCTTGGGGAGCTAAAAACAAGTGGTTTGGTAGCGATACTGCTATGACTTATACTGCTTTTGATATTCATAATAAATTGGAATCAGAAGGGTATGATCCACAATCTGATGAATACTATGCTGAAATTGATAAAAGAATAAGACTTGAATTTCCGCATAAATTTGGTACTAATGATAGTAATAAAACGGCTGAATCGACTAGGCCAGTGCAAACAGTAGCGTCGGCGACGCGAAGCACAAAATCAGGTCGCAAAACTGTCAGACTCACCCCTTCTGAAGTTGCTATCGCCAAAAAATTAGGAGTGTCATTAGAAGATTATGCAAAACAAAAAAAACACATGAAGGAGGTTTAAGCATATGGAAAAAGAAAATAACATGAAGACCCCTCGTGCGAGTCAGTCAAGAGTTTCTGAAAAGAGACCAACAACCTGGACTCCACCGTCATCTTTGGATGCACCACCTGCGCCAGATGGTTTTAGGCATAGATGGATAAGAACTGAAGTTTTAGGCATGGACGATGCAAAGAACATGTCAGGTAAACTTAGATCCGGATGGGAACTCGTTCGAGCAGACCAATA